ACGAGGCTCTGAGAGGCCCGTGGTGAGCTTTTCTTTACCTGGTCCATGGTTTACCCTTAACGAAGTTATCACGTTTGTGGGCATTTCTAATTCTTTACTCATATTAAAAATCAAAGTTAATGTTTTTCTTTTCATAAACTTCCAGGACTGCCTCACGCCTTATCAATGTCATGGCATTGGTATCCATCTCGCTAGAGTTGGCCTTAACCACCTGGAAATTTACAACTCTGGTTCTATCAAACTCTAATCCCTCATCTGCACAAATATTTTCAGCAGTCTTTTCATCTGCTAAAGATATTGTGGCGGCCATCCTCATTCCGTCCACGATAGCGGCGGATCCTCTGATTGATGAACGAGAATCCCAACTTGATTCCTGGGCCTGGAGTCCGGCTTTACTCATATGATGGATAGATAAAACGGAACACTCAAACTTTGATGCAATGGAAGAACAGAACTGACAATACAATTGAGCAGCTTCCTGGCTCGTTGTAATAGGTGCTGCAACAAAAGATTGTATTGGATCTATTACAACCAAAGATAAATCTGGAATGGTTGAGATCTCATTGATTAACTCGTGGGCCTCGGGTGTAAGATCTAATCCCCTGGCATCATCTTTTAATAATATTAATGGTTTAGGGGCATCCGGAACTGTATAGGCAAAAACGTCATACTCTGCATCAAATCTTTTATCGCCTTTATCTAACGCTTTGGTCCGTCTAAAGACTTCGCTTCTATCATCCTCGGCCATCAGCATAAGAACATTACCAGCATTTTTAATTGGTTTATTTAACCAGGTCCCATGTCCTTGTGATACTTTGATTGCAAGATCCAGGGCCAACATACTTTTACCAACACCACCGACTGCCGCCAATAAACCAGGTTTAGATTTCTCTAACAATCCCTCAACCAACCAGGAACGAGGCGGTGGATCACCTTTTAATTGTTTAATAGAGAAACTTCTTATCCCTAAACCTTGATCACTTATCTCTAACTTGACTGCATCTAGGCCTTGCTTGATAGCCAAGTCATTGAAATCACCCTCAACGGATGGGATCCTAACCAAACAATTATAATATCTGGTGGCTATCTCTTCCGCTTTCTTGCGTCCGATATCAGTTTTATCATTATCAAAGGCTAAATAGATCCTGGCGTCCGTCTTTTTTCTTATGTTTTCTACTGCATCATTACCAAAGTTAGCAGAAAAGACACAAGCCACGGGTATTTGCGTTGCATCCCATACGCTTACACCTGTAGCCATGCCTTCAACCACGACTAAGGATTGAACTTTATTTAAAGAATTAAAATCTGTACCAATTAAAAAGATATTACCCTTTACTTGTCCGGCCGATACAAACCTTTTGGATCCATCTTCCTGGATAAATTGCAGAGATCTAATCTCACCATCTACATTGTAGATAGGCACGACCAAAGATTTATTGTGTAGTTTTAAAGAATAACTTTTGATTTGTTTAGCTTCCAGGTAAGGATGCTTGATAACCTCTGAGTAAGTTTGAAAACGATTCTGACAATCTTTTGCAACTTCCTCATATCTTTGCAGCTTTTGTTTCTTGGCCTCTTCCTGGGCCTGTTGCATCTTTAACTGTAGATCTTGTCTTTCATTTGGAGTAAGTGTATTGATCTGGACAGAACTCCATTTGTATTCCGACCCCGTTCTCCAATTTCCGTAAGTTGCGAATATGTGATTATGAACAACATTAATAACATACCAACCCGATTTTTCATTACCTTTATCCGGCCTCACTCCCGGAGTTGCTTGTACTGGGATCCTTACTAGATCCCCACTTGTGTTTAGGAAGCCGACATTTAATCCTATTGTTTGCATTTCTGCAATAAGATCAGCTTCATTGCCTCTGTTTTTTTCTAAATAACTCTTATCTTTATTCAGTCCGTGTCTTATCTTGTATTTCGTAAGATCCATCTACCCCGTTCCTTGCCCTTTCGTTGGCGTGTTTTAAATATTCCCTGGTATAACTCTCAAAAAAACTAACCCTATCGTCCTCACTCCAATCACGAAACGCCCAGCTTTTATTTTTAACAGAAAATTCCTTATATCTTTCTTTTAGTTTAGATTTGGCATGAAGAACACCGGCTTTAGATACTTGTGCCACCTTGGGCGATCTATTGCCTTTCTTAATCTCTTCTTGATGTTCCATGCTACAGGCTCCAAACCATTTACCATCAACCTCGACCAGAAGAGGCCCCACCGGATCACCACAGCAACCGCATAGTGAGGGCCTATCTGATTTTAAAAAGTTAAAATGGGATGTTGTCTTCCGCTTCGCTGTTGGAAACAGGCTCATCCGCTTTTACTTCTTTTGTTAGCTTGGGTGCCGACCACCCTTTGCCTTTCATATCATCAATAGCAATGTAGCCTTTTGCATCTTTAATTGCGTGTGCTCTTACTCTTGAACCAACAAGTGCAGAACTATCGTCTGGAAAACCATCCGGAAATCCACAGGCTAGTGCCAATCCATGCAATGATGATAGACCAAGGTTAATCGCACCTTCACTTGTATCATGGTCTACTGTAAAAGCATGACCAATCATAAAGTTAGGTTTATCAACGACTCTAAAGAGAACCTTTAAAGCCACCCATCCATTTTTACCCTGGATTTCCTCATCAGAAACATATTCAAAATCATATGTTCCTGGTTCGAGTTCTTCCAAAATACTACTTTCGGCCTGAGCCTTATACTTACTTAAATCCATATTTACTCCTTATCCTGGATCGTAGCTGTGATAGTCCGAGATATATTCCACGAACTCTTCACAGTCTTGGTTAATACAAATAAGTTGATGTAAGCCATCGAGAGGCAAATCGTTGTTATCTGGATCCATGCTATCAATCAAAGGATTTAATAACTTTTGGATCTTAGCCATAACACGCTTTGTTCTTTCGACTTCCCCCAACTTACTCACCTTTATCTTCCCCCAACATGGCCTTTCTAATTTCCGGCCATGAGAATGGAAGAACATCCGGCAATGCGTACCTATTTTTTGCAAGATAGGCAGGTTTCTCACGACAGTAAGCAACCACATCACCGGCCACCGCTTTTGTTGTCATTGTTCCACCTTTCCCCTGGACCTTAACAGTACCAAGTTTATAGTTTGCAAAGAAACAACAATCGCTGTGTTCTAAAATTAAATCTGCGGCCTTGCGGTGCAGTTTTAACTCATGTCTATCAAAAGCCTCTATCTCTGGAGACTCAAATCTTTTAATCTGATTATGTGCAATCTGCAAAATAATCATACCTTTATCTTCACGCAAGACATTTAACAGATCTATGTATTGACGCCAGTATCTAAGCACCTCTACATAACCTTTACCATATCCAGGTTGTTCAATAGATTTCCATCCATTATCTTGACAGGCTTTATCCCATATCAATGGCTCTAACCAGTCTAATGAATCTATAACCACAGTTTTAAATTCGTGGTCTTCATCAATTAAATCTTGTAGATAACCCATGACTTGTTCAAAAGATTTACACAACGGAAATTGTTGTGCATCAATTGTACCCATACCATCTTCTGTTAATACAAAAATTGGATTTGGCATCTGTGAACCAAAGTAAGTTTTACCTACCCCGGCCCCACCATAGGCAACAATCCTAGGTGCTTTCTTTTTTGATTTAGTTCTTATATCAGCTAACGACATTTTTACCCCCTTCAAGTAATTGTTTTAATTCGTTTTTATTAAAGTCCAATAAAATAGTTAATCTTCTTATATCTCTAAGCAGATTATCTCTTTGCTTTTTATCAGACTGCCATTCGTTATATATAATAGAAGCCTCAGCAGATAACTCAGACTCTTTATACTCCTCACCGCCTTCCTCGAAGACGATCACCGGTTCATCAGACATTATTTTTCTCCCGTGTTAAGTTTAAAAGTTTCACAAATACTGCGTCCGTTACAGAATTTGCAATGATCCCCAAATACATATTTAGGGTTTTCATCCATACAAGCATCCGCTCGTGGTTTCAGAAAATCGAATCCCCAGTTAGCAAGATTTTCTCCGGTGGTTTCCCATGTCTTAACCGCCCGTTCTTTCTTTACTCCTCTAGGTTGAACTATCGTTAGTTCCATAATTGTTTCAGCATTGCCATACCTGGTTAATGCACCCAGGCCATAGATCATTAGCTGTTTGTTATATTCCGGTGAGACTTGCCATCTACCAGACTTTAAATCTATTACACATATGCGACCTTCTGAGAGTATGATTGCATCAGCAGTACCCCATATGTTTTCGCTTATCTCTTCCATTGATACTTGCTCTTCAATAAGCAACTTACCATTGAGTTCTTTTGTTCTTGCCTCTACATAGTCTGTGTAGATCTTTGCACAATCAATCATCTCTTGATCTATCTCTATCTCAAAGTCTTCAACCATCTCAACCTTGCCAAGCCAATAATCTTCTAAAGATATATCACCATCTAAGTGTCCTTTCATTAATATCTCAGACATTTGGTGAACCAAGGTACCAGTTACAGCAGGGATGCTTGTGGTATACGGAACTTGTGATGCAAGTTTAGGCATACCAGGACAGACAGTCCATTTATCTGAAGCCGAGGGGGACAGTAGTGCGTGTTTACTAGGCATTGTTGGAAATGTAAGATTCCTTTTCTATTCTTTTTACATCATCAAGATCATATAAAATAGTTCCTGTTATCTTCCAATAACCAGGCCCCATTCCCTTTGATCTTTTATTGTCTATTGTTTTTTTGCTAACTCCCCATCTTCTTGATAGTTCGTCAGCGTCTATAGTGTTGGTGATGTCAAATTCTTTTAGATCTTTAATTTCCATAAATTTCCCTTTTCTCAGATTTCACCTATAATACCTCAATATTACTAATAATGGTAATATTTATTAAAAAATAAGGAGTATTTATGTCAATAGACAAAGCTACACCGCAGGATTGGGATCAAGCAAGAGATCGCTTGGCTTCCAACAACCAGGTAGGTGGAGATCACTACAATAAGGGGACCAATATAGAGCCGATAGATTATATTATCGCTAACAACATTGGTTGGTGTTTGGGGAATGTAATTAAACTTGTGACCAGAGATAAGCACGATAAGGTTGAAGATCTCTTTAAGGCCAAGCATTACATAGACCTGGAACTTGAAAAAGTTTTTGGGTTAGATAGTGATGGTAATAAGATACCAGAGGAGCTATTGAAAAAATCCTTATAGGAGTATGGTAATGAACTTGTCTGACTTTGATGATCCGGTTCTAAATGAAAGAAACAACAATACCCCTGTTTATATAAACAGACACATTGCTCGTTCTTTAATTGATATAGCTGGTTCAGAAAACAAAGATCCTCAAGCGTTAGCGGAGTATTTTCTACAAGTAGGGATTCACTCCGTTAAACATTACAAGGATCAAGAAGTTAAATTTGATATTGAAAGTCTTTAACTAAGGTCTTCCAATATATCAATGATGTTTCTAACAGCATCATTGTTCTTCATGTGTTCATCGTTGATGGTTAGTTGAGCTTGGTCTAAAGGCTTAGAAAACACCACATTTCTATGCGGTACTGCCACAAAAGCAAACAAATCTATTTCATTATCTTTGTATTTTCTGTGCTTGACTCTTTGACCTTTACGCATATCAAACCGCCAATTACCTCTGTGCTCTTCTATTTTGGATTGGGTTTTAACTTGGCACTTATATAGCTTTAGATTGTGTTCAAAGATAATGTCCGCAGATGCGTTGTGTGGAACAATGGTTACTGTGTCAGAAACTTGAGAGAGGATTGCTGCTGTGAGGTATTCACCAAAACGACCAACTCGTTCAGATGCTTTAGGCATTTTATTCTTCTAAATCGGTCCTTAAAGTTTCCCAGGTAATATTATTTTTTTGTAATAATTTTTTAATATATTTTGGTTGTCTATTGAAAGATGCTTTTTGAAATTCAATTTCATTAATTCTATTTTCTTTTATGTAGTCATTGGCCGCATCCCTTATTCCTTTTAAAGTAAGTCTTAAATAATACTCTTTAGTTTCATTATCTAGGTTTAAATATTCTGGAGTATTTACAATTTTTGGGATTGTAGATTCAACCAATGGACCCATATATTTTGATCTAGTTTGATCTACTTTTTCATTTCCGGAGTAAGGTAAAATATCACGCATTTTAAAACCAAGTCTATCAAACTCTCTTTCAGCATCATTCTTTTCCTCTCTTACTGTTATACCAGTTAACTGTCTTGTTAATGGGCCTGGTAAATCTACATCAGTAAATGGAAGTTTTATTGTTTCAGGTCTTCCTGGTGTAGCCGCTCTTGTTGGAGACTCCACCTCCGGGAACCTTTCTCTTGCGATAGGAACATTCATTAAAAGTTTATTACCAAGATCCGGGAAAAATTCTCCCTCTAATTCCGGTCTTCTAAATTCTTGTTCTTGATCCAAGAAATCATTAAACATTCTAAGAGGCGTTGCAAAACCACCAAGAACATCCGCTACAAAATCAGACATATATCTATTAATTTTTTCTTGAGTATCTAAACCGGCCAAACCATTTAATAGATTATTTACAAACCCTAATGCCGCACCCGCTCTAAACTGTGCACCGGTTAATGCTTGTAATATATCTTTTGCATCACCCCAGTTTCTTCCTGATTCGATTCTTGTAATTACATCAGCAACAAACATATAAGGAGTGAGCGGAAAATATGGACGCATATCAACTGTTTTTCCTGTAGAGGTTTGTAATTCATACCACTTTTGATCTTCTGGACCTTTTCTTTTTGCCTCGATTGTTGCAAGTAATAAGGTGGTTCCAACTATTGCTTGGCTTATTGCGGAAGTATCTCCAGCAGCTATTTTTTTAATTTCATTTGGCCTTAATAACAAACCAAAACCAATTGGACTATGTTTAAATTGAAACTCTACTGCATTAGCCATAAATCTTGCAAAAGGTAAAACTCCCGTTGTAATAAATGGTACTGAATTAGAAATTTCTACAAACTTTTTAAGAAATGTATTATCTGGAGTCTTGGCATAAGTAAAATACAAAGCATCATCTACCGCTTTTGACACATCATCAGCAGAAATGTAATCTAATAGATCATCACCAATACCAATTTTGTTTATATCAATGCCTTTTTCTGCCAGGGTGTTTTGTATTGATGTTGCAAACATACCTCTTCGATAATAAAACTCCTGCATTCTGTTAAGGAAGTTAAGACCATCTACTGCTTTTTGTGCAGTCTTAAATACTTTTGCTTTAGATGAATCAGCAACCTCAGACGCATATTTGGTAAATAATTTATCTCCCTCATTCACATAATATTTGGTTAAAAATTCAGTTAAGTCTTTTGCCTTGGATTTATCTTTGGTTAGATTCATCATTAATCTAAAAGATTTGGTGTGATCTACTAATTGTTCTTTTGCTCCAAACGCCCTTCTTACTGGATTAAATGTTTGATTTAAAGCACCATCAAACGCTTGGAC